GTTTAGTCCAGTTCTTAAGAAGTGGGTTCGTATTGCTGATCCTCGCCGATTCCTTCGTGAGCATATTATGAAGGGTGATCGTGGTGACGGCATTCCAAACTTCCTATCTGATGACAGCACCATTATCTCTAAGCGTCGCCAAAAGCCACTGGCTTCTAAGAAGCTGGAGAGCTGGGTAGATCTAGAGCCAGAACAGTACTGTGATGCAGATATGCTGCGTAACTATAAGCGCAACGAAGCATTGGTTGATTTAGAAATGGTTCCTGAAAGTATTGCCGATCAGATTATTGAACAGTATAATACATATCAGGTGCCAAAGCGTGGTGGCTTGTTGAATTATTTTATCAAAAACAAACTGAAGAATCTGATGGATTCTATTGGGGATTTTTAATGGTTAAGACTTTTTATGAAATCTTTGAAGAAGTAGAAAAGGCGAAAACACAGAAAGAAAAGATTGAAACGCTGCGCAAGTATAGCAGCGGTGCACTCAAGTTGGTGCTTGGCGCCACCTATGATCCACGTGTTAAGTGGTTGCTGCCTGAAGGTGCACCACCGTACAAGCCACTGGCGAAAGGTTCTGATGGCGAGATGGATCTTTCTGGTGAGCTGCGCAAGCTGTATCTGTTTACTGAAGGCAATACAGATACACAACGAAATCTGAAGCAGACCAGACGTGAAACTTTGTTTATTGGTTTGCTTGAGAGTTTAGATCCTGATGAAGCCAAAGTATTAATTGGCATGAAGGATGGTAAGCTGCCTTTCAAGTCCATCACTCGTAAGTTGGTAGCAGAGGCATTCCCCAATTTAACAAAAGATTGGTGAAAGGAAGACAGGAGTTTGGTGTGTCTAAGACTACAAAGCGTTTTAAAGCATACATTGAAGAAAGTGACGGCATTCGTAAAAAGAGATTGAAGGATGAATCTCGCCATAACTACAAAGAACATTTGAAAGACATTATTGACCATGAAGAGTGGGACGAACTAGAAGATGAACTCTACGAAGAATCACATAGCAATTATCATCGGTAACGGCAAATCACGTGAAGAAATTAATTTGGACTCGCTCGTGGGGCAGGGTACTATTTTTGGGTGCAATGCTCTTTACAGGGATTTTGATGGATATGATTATTTGGTTGCCATCGATGACCGAATGATCAATGAGATTCAGACAACCGAAAAGCGTCTGACAGGAAAAGCAATTTTCCCACCTGAAGATGAACGCTGGGAATCAGCAGAGTATTCTAAGATCCGTCGCCGTAATAATGCAGGAATGGCAGCTATGGATGCTGCGATTCAATCTGGACACACAATGCTGTATTGCCTTGGGTTTGATTTTATTCTTGAGGGCGAAGATTCTGTAAAGAATGTTTATAAAAACTCACGCAATTATGAACCACACACTCAATCAAACCAAGAAGACAATTATTATCGAGTCAAATATCTAGAATGGTTTGCAACTAAACATTCAGATATTAAGTTTGTATTTGTAATTCCAGATAATAAGAAAACTAAAAAGATTGAATCAAGAAATATAATCGGTATTCCAGTTTCAGTATTTGCAAAAAAGGTCAACGCATGATTGAAGATTTTATTGGAGTTTATGACAATTTCTTCACTAGTGAAGAATGTCAACTTGCTATTGACGCATATAATGTTTTGGATGCGATGGGGTTTTCCTATGAGAGAAATAATTTTAAACATCTAAGAGAAGATTTGTCAGTAAGCACGGATCATCTCCCATACAATAACGGCATAGATTATAATGCAGTTTCAAAGGTATTTTCAACTTTCAATGAAAAATTTTGGAATGTGGCATATCTCGATTATTCTAAAACATATTCAATATTAAAGGAAGCAAGCCCGCACAAAATTAATAATGCTAAAATACAAAAAACCGAAAAAGGTCAAGGGTATCATGTTTGGCATTTTGAGGCATCGAATCTTTCAGATTCAAAAAGATTAATGTCTTTTATTTTGTATTTGAATACGATTGATGCGGGAGGAGAAACCGAGTTTTTATATTATCCTAGAAGAGTAGAGCCAATTCAAGGAAGATTAGTGTTATTTCCTGGGGCATATACTCACACACATAGAGGAAATACAGTATTAAATGGGACCAAATATATTATTACTGGATGGGTTGACTTTATTGAATAAATCAAATAAACTAAATAAAATATAACCCACTACTGGAGAATATCATGCCAATTGAATGGGGTATTATCTTTCTAGGCACAATTGCTGCCTCAGCTTATTTCTCATACAAGTCAGGTTTTAAATCTGGTGCTGAATTCGGTGTAGATACTCTTTTGCAAGATTTGGAAGCAAAAGGTATTATTGAATTGGAAGTCGCCGAAGACGAGTAAAATCAATGACTTACGATCCATAAGGTTTGCCCTATGGATCTGTCTCCACTCATAAGAAATTCCAATGAAAAAAAGTCCTCCTGGGGCTTTACAATCGTGCACAAGGCGATATAATAGGTGGCATTGAAGAGAGAGGTGCTACACTATGAAAACTGAAAAACATTCCTACAAATGCTTCTTTTCTGGCGTTTCTGACGGTCGTGATGACCGTATTGAAGGCTGGATTCCTGCTGATATGACCGCTGATGAGGTCGAAAATCACGTCCGTGCTATGCTCGGTGATATGGCTTCTGACCAGTACTATGAAGGGTACATTGCTGGTGCGTTTGATATTGATGATGACTAATAAAATCAATGACTTATGCCCCCATAAAAAACTTTTGGGGTAAAAGTCGAAAAAAGTCCTTGACAATCCTGCACAAGGCGATATAATACTTGCATTGATTGAGTGAACAGAGAGAGACCTATATTATGAAAAACTTATCCAAAACCCAAGAACTTGCCCTGCAGCTTATGTATGAGCGTGCCATTGAGCGTGGGCTAAAAAATCCTAATAACACCCAGACAGGCGTCCTGTATGCCTTTTCTGACTGTGTGCAGGTAACATTGCCGAAGGAACTCAAGGAGTTCGCCAATGCCGCTGCAGGCGACTCCAACGGCATCCGTGTGGGCTCCCACAACTCCGTCTCCAAGGTCAAGGAAATTTTCCGCACCTTTGAGTCGCTGAAGAACTTCGTCCTGCAGTCTGAGTGCAATGCTCTTGATGGTGAGCGTGAGCGTGTCCGTCAGCGTGTTCGTAATCTGATCGAAAACAAGCCTGCAGACGCCAATTTCAAGTACCTGCACCAGAAGTACGATATCCGTGCGCTGGCTGAAAAGTTCGGTAAGGACGCTGTGGTTGAGGCACGCAAGTCTTTGACCGTGGGTGAATTCGAGCTGCGCTTCGGTCTGGCAGCATAAGTTCCCCTTATCCTGGCTTATGGGGTCATAAAAAATTCGAATGGAAAAAAGTGAAAAAATGCTTTACAATCGAGCCAGGATCGGATATAATACTTGCATTGATTGAGAGAACTGAGAGAAAAGGAGTTGAGTATGTCTAAGATTGATTTTATCGCCGCTCGTGATGGCAAGCTGGTAATGTTCGCTGGTGATCGTGAAGTGATCGCCTCCAATGATCCTATGATCCTCGTCGGTGCAGTAATCGCCTCTGGCGGACTGGACACGATGGTTCGTGGATCCTCCTCCTGCTGGGAAGCGACCGACTATGGTTGGGCATCCCAGCGTGACTTCGATCTGGTTTGGGATAAGGTCTGCGACCTGGCATAAGTCTGGCTTATCGCCCCATAAAGAATTTCAATTTTACTTTTGGGGCAGGGTCGGATATAATAGGTGCATATTGAGAAGGAGAGAGAAATGACCTACGAACAAATTATGAATAAGATTATGGATGAAATCGAGGAGCTGGAAGAGTCGATCGCTGAGTGCGAGTTTGGCTCTTCCTCCTACGACTCACTCACCGCAGAGGTTGAGTATCTGTATCTGAAGCTGGATCGTCTGCAGAAAGTTGAACTTTAAAGTGGAGAGAGAATATGGATTATAAAATTGAATTTGGTGGTAGAACTTACGACGCTCGTCACGGTGGTCCATTTGACCGTGGGTCAGCTGATTCCTACTATGGTCGCCCGAAGGATCCACACTTCTATGTTGGTGGTTCATACGAAGGCGAGCCAGTAATCCCGACCGAAACTTCGGATGCATACTGGGAATACATGGCTGGGTATGACTACAATGAAATCTACGGTGACAAGAAAGATTATGGGAGAGGTTGATATGATTAATTATCGTGATAAAGTTGTTTCTTTGGTCGAAGATGGTTATTTCGACTGGGAAACTGTAGCACTTGAACTACTTGAGTGGGTGAGTATGGATACAGCCCAAGAACTTTATGAACAGTTTGCCGATTATATGGGTCTGGAGTATGAATGATGGTTGATTATATGATGATTCTGATGATCGCTTTGGTTGGATATTGGGGTTTCATCTCTGGACAGATTTATGAATCAAATCGTCCGCAGCGTGAAGCGAAGAAGGAAGCGATTCGCCGACTGACTGATGAAATCCTGAAGGAGACCAAGTAATGTGGTATGACGCATACGCTATGCACGGTGAGTGCGGCGAGATGGACTTTGATCCAGCATTCAAAAACGCATCGATGATGGAACAGCTGGGCAAGATTCTAGACTCCGAGTCCGCTCGTGAAGTTGTGGATCCTGCTAAGTTTAAACCTGTGAACACGGTGATCACTGATAATGGTCACGAGATTATGGTTCATCCGAAAGAAGCGAAGATGATCCGTGATGCTATTTTTAATATGGACTCTCCTCGTCGTTTGGAGATCATCAAAAAAATTCAGACGACAGAGGGGTTGACAAAAGTACTGGATTCAATTAGAATTTGATTTGAGGATATATGATGAATGTGAGTGAAATGTTGCCGATGATCGGCAAGGGTATTTCGGTTCTTCTGGCTGTGTATTTTGCGTACAAGATGTGGACAGAGGGTCGGAGTGGAAACGAACAACTTGGTTTGTTATACTTTATCGCCGCTGTGGTGGTATTGTCATGATGCATAATAAAGTGATTTTGACTGACGCTGATGGCGTCCTGCTTGACTGGGTATATGCCTTCGACATGTGGATGAAGAGGCATGGTTATAATGTAACAAACCCAAACGCATATAGTGTTGCGGTTCGTTACGAAACGAGTGATGGTAAGCGACTGGCAAAGATGTTCAACGAGTCTGCTTGGATTCGTAAGCTGCCTCCGCATAAGGATGCCATCAAGTATGTAAAGAAGTTACACGAAGAGCATGGGTATGTTTTCCATTGCATCAGTTCGCTGAGTGATGACGAATATAGTCAGCATCTGCGTACTAAAAACTTGCGTGAATTATTTGGCGATACAGTGTTCGAGCGTTATATCTATCTCGACACTGGTGCCGACAAGGATCAGGCTCTTGAGTTCTATCGTGACTCAGAGTGCTGGTGGGTTGAGGACAAACCAGAAAATGCGGAACTTGGTTTCCAAATGGGGTTGCGTCCTTTACTGATGGAACATGATCATAACTTGGATCATGTAAGTGAAAATGTCGATCGAGTCCGCAGCTGGAAAGAAATC